ACCATGCTATAGCTCCTTGATTAAAATATTTACAGCCATAATTCCAAACTCTCCCCATTTACTGCCATCGCCCCATTTGCCGCTGCCCCACCGCTTTCTACGTGTTCCCGGTACAATCTGACCGTCAATTAATCTTTGCGCGTAGATGTGTAAGCCGCTTTGTAAAAGCTCGGCCCCAAAGGGAAGAAACTCTGAATAGTTTCCATTAGGCGATACAAATATAAAATATTTTTTGTCTTTGTTAAAAGAAATGCCTAATTCAGATAATGAAATAATTGTCTCGTGTCCTTTGATTTCCTTGACAAAATACTGGCCTTTGATTTTTTTATTAATTATTTCCTCAATTGCCCTTAAAAGATCGGAGTCAAATGCGTTATCAGGCTTCCCGCTTATTGCGGCAATGGAACCAAATGCCGCAATAAAAATTGCCTGTTTTGCCCCATGCAGGTCATTAAACCATAGGGCGCGCCAATTTGTGCCGTCCATACTTTCGGGTGTACTTGCGGGGACAGCTTTCCCGCCTGGATAATTTGGATCGTGTGGATCGTAGTATTCTGTGTAACCAGGGCCAATTATGAACATAACTCCTCCTATAACCATTCAACAAATAAAACAGCGGTTGTATGCACCGGCTTTATTTTCAAGATTAAAAATTCAATATAATTCTTCCATGTTTCCGATATTCGTAATCGCTCAATAAATAAAATTTGATTTCTGCTATTTCGCACCACTGATTTACACACAAAAAAACAAATTTGCCAGAATGTAGGATCATTAGAAAAATCATAAACCTCTGATATATCATTTTTTAAAAGTGTAGGTATAAAATCATCATCACCTATTCTAAAATCACACATAGCGTGTTGATGATCGCATACCATTATTTGATTATCGCAACATGATGGATATGCAATATTTGAATCGCGGGGGTTACGCAGTGGAACATTTTCAAAGACATGGATCGAGCTATCAATTTTCTGTAATATCTCTTCCAAAAATACCGGGCTTTGTCCACCCCTGTTGATTTTCCATAATGAATCTAATATGTCGCGTCGCTTTTCTAATTCTGCCTCTGTGAATAAAATACCGAAAACATCCTCCCACTTTTCAGGGAATCGCGTTGTATCAGGGAATATGTCAAAGTATACAAGCTCTGCCTCATTTCGTATGTTTTCCGGCAAAAAAGAAAGTCCTTTAATGAGCTTTCTTTTGTTATTATCCACAAATAATTGAAATGCCCGCGATTGAGAAAATAAGTTTTTTATCGCGTCAAAAAATCTCAAAACTCTACCCCATTAATATAAAGTTTTCCTAATCTACATAGTTCACCCATGCCTAAATTATAAGAAGGCGTAATGATTCCAGACCTGCGCATGACAACATTGTCAAATTCAGCTTTTTGCGAAATAGCAACCTGGTCGGCAACGGATGATACATTATTTCTGGTTACTTGATCCGTCCTGTTATTATCATCTGATAACCCCCGGTTGTATGGTTCACGATTTAAAAAATATTCTTCAATAGGGGTTTTAACAGCCTGTGAAAATTCAAGGGCTGGAATACCGATTAAACCTTCAATAAAAACATCAAAAATAACAATGGAAACCGGCCTGACATTTAAATATGTTTCGTTTCCCACTGGATCGATTATTGCGGTTAATGGTTTTCGGGTTGCTTTTCCTGTTTCTGGATTATAAGTACAAAATTTTCCAACCTGAATTAATAATGCGGATGATGGTATCCTATTTGGATAAATAGACGGCAACCCTGAAACAAAGACAAATACGCCGGATGGTGAATTCACGTCCTTGTATGGATAAATATTTAAAACGCCAGGAACCTCTGTACCCCAAATTCGATAATCTGCAAGTGCGCCGCCCTGGGGTTGTTTGCGCCAACGGCTAACAACCCTAAATCGGTAATCGGCTTCGGTTTCATCATCAATGGCATCTTTGTAAATGCTTTCAACCGTTGCTTCTCTTGAAACGTTGCCGAGAGGGTTTACAAAGTTAAGCGTTTCCCCTGGTTCAATATTCCCGGCGGTTCCTGATTCCGCGCAAATAACGGATATGCGCTCTATGTCATTTTCCAATGCTTTTGTTTCATTGGTTAAATATATTTTACCGGTAATATCGCTTTTTAATTGTGTGCCGCTGTTTAAAAATGTATTTATACGTGTAACATTGACATTAATAAAGCCTTGCCATTGTAAGCCGCGCCGAGGTTCACCTACTCCAATTAGAATGCCCCATTTTACAAGCGGCCTGACGCGCACACCTAAAACATTTATTTCCCCCCAGTATGCAGTTTCTGGAAATATTTGTAAAAACAGCCAGCCTATTTGCTTATATAAAATAACAAATACTCCGGCTAGAACGCTTGCAAGGATTTTGACAAAAGATTTTGGTAAAATCCTTAACCTGTTATTAAACTCCTGTTGTAATCCGCTTATGATTAAAGTTCGTATTTCTTCAATGCTTTTATTATCGTAAGGTGTTGACATCGCCAGTCCCCCATAATAAAGAATATTCATTTTCAAATATAGTTAATTTGTCTTTTAATATTTGCACCCGCAAGTTAAACCTATTTTTTCCGGTTGCTTGACCATATACAAATATATAGTCTGCTATTCCTTCATTAATAAACCATTGTAAATCCATGTATGCCGCTGTTTCTGCATCTTTAATATTTTTAACAGTCATGGGAAACCCTGTTATAATATGCTGAAAACGTGAACGGTATTTTTCACTTTCGGCTATATTATCTAAAAAATTACACCAGTATTCATTTCTATTATTTACTTTTCCTGAATCGCTTTTGTTGCCTCCAAAAAGCGAGAGATAAGCGGCTGTTGAAAATTGTTTGTCGGGAATAAATAAGCCGCTTTCTAAAGAAACCTCTCCTCCGTCAATGCTTTCATATAGCAAAATATCACCTTCAAATAATTGTAAGCCGCTCATTGCACACTCCCCGGTGCCGATGTTGACCCTCCAGTTGAAACGGCAATGCCTGGTGGAACCATTGCATTTTCTTGAATATGTTTAACTATACCGGTTCCTATCTGCTCCCATAGTCTTATACATTGCGCTCTTACTTCTGGCGGGGCTTCTGAATTTACAATTAACTCTGCTATTTCCCTCCCCATCTGGGCTCCATTCATTCCCGTTCCCATTTTAAGTCCCCCGCGCTATGTTTCCCGCTACCGGGCTACCTGTTACATAACAAAATTTAGCACCGCATAAAGCCCCTTGCCCTGTAGGTGATACATTTCCATTACATTCAAAAGAACCTCCGGTTGTTTTTACTTCTCCGTTTAATTCAACATCTGCGCCTTTTATCGTTGCCTTTGTTTTTGATTCTATATCAACAGATTTTTGAGCAAGCAAAGAAAACAAATCGTCAAGTTCCCATTTTGCGGAACCGTTGCCGAGCATTGAAAGTTTTGATTTTATTGATCCGCTTTCATCTCGTGCAAAAAATATTTTTTCACCAGGCTTTGCTCCCTGTGATTCATTAAAAACTCCTACAATAATACATTTTCCGGTTCCGTCTATTTTTAATAAAACAATCCTATCATTTTCTACTGGCGGCGAATCTTCACCAGATGAATTAAATAATACACCCTTTTGGTTGTATCCCTTCCTTGTTTCCGCAATTAATTCAACCGCCTTTCCTATTTCGTGTTTTAAAACTTTGCCTATTCTTCCGGCATAATCCATTATTCCCACGGCAACACCTCCGGCAGCTCCTCCGTAAAAGAGCCAGGTAAAACAAGGTCGATTTCCGTTGTTTTACCTTTCGCATCTCTTAATAGTTTAATATTTCGCGCTATAAAATTTGATTGGCGGGAAATCATGGCCCCTGGAGCGTCAACACATACGGTCATTCCTTTTCTGAATAATTGACCGTTGCCGTTTAAATGTGTATCGCATTTTGCTTTGTATGAAATACAATCAGCAAACATCCGGCCTGCATGAGCTTTCACGGCATTTTCCAGATCGCTCATTAAATCTGCATCGTGAACGATGATCGCCTCGTGCCGTATAATGCCTTTGTTTATTAAATAATTATTTTCAAATGTAAAGGAAAGCGGGTCTAAAAATATATCGCACCTTGTATGACCTGTAATATGTGAGAAAAAGCCCTGGGCATTAAATTGCGGTGTTATTGATACAAGTGGTTCACTTCCCTCTTTTAATTGCATAAATGCGCTTTGCTTCCTGCCTTTATAAAATACCAGCCGACCATTTTCATCGTTAGTAAATAATAACCTTCTTTGCTGTGCAAGCTTTAACAAAAAGCTTAATATTCTTTCATTTGCTTCAGCTCCTACCTCAATAAAAGGATCGCCGGGGCCATCGGGGTATAAAACTCTTATTCCGTATGCTTCTGCTATCGGATCGGCAATATCGCGTATTGTTGCATTAAAATATTCCAGCGGGTACATTGTAGGTGGTACAGTGCAGTCATTTAATACCCCGCATAATGGATAACCCTGTAATGTTATTTCTGTTGCATCCGCTGTTAATTCTGGATCGGGTGTTAATAAATACGCCTTGAATAATAATTTGCCGGAATAATAAAGTTCACAATTTTTAAAAGCAAATGGTGTTATTGCCTCTTTTAAATCTTTAACTGCTACATCATGAGGTGCTGTAAAAGAAAAATTATCAAGAGAATCGCAGGAAAGATTTATTTCGTATGAAGTAAAACCGGTAAATTTCATTCCATCAATGACAATAGAAACATCTTGCTCTTTCTCGCTTAACGCTATAGTTTGCGTTATTTGGGGGGCCGCTGGTTTATCTGTTAAATTTTCAGGTATCAATAATACATCGCCCGGAAAAATAAGAGGGGAGCCGTCAGATGCTGTTCTTCTTCCTGCTAATTGTGGGTTTA